CAGTTGTGTTAGAAGGATCTTCACCGTTGTAAAGGCACTTGAATACTTCGTATGCAGAGTTCATTACATAGAACTTAGCATCAGCAATACTTGTAGCACCAGTTGCTGTTCCTTTACCTATTTGACCACCGCCACCAGGTGTAGCAGAGTAGTCTGGTTTCCACATATCAAACTTAGGGTTAGCAACTAAATCCCAGTTATAACGGCGGATAACTGTTCTTGCAAAAGAATCAGTAATACGTTTGGCAGCAATTAATTCGTCGTATAGAGCAATCTTTTCTCTCTGATTGTCTAGAGGAAGTGGTGGAACATCTTCAGTAGCGTAACGATATACACCAGAGACTGCTGTAGCACCTGTGTCAGAACCTCCAGCACCACCTGTTCTACCTTTTAATGCAGATCCAAGAGGAGGAGCAGAGTTAACACCATTACTTCCAAAAACGTCGGTCAATAATAAAGAACTGTCATAAACTGCAGAAACTGTGGCACGAAAAGCAGTTGATCCGTATGTTCCAACATATACCTCATTACCGACTACGAAAGCCGTTGAGTTCTTGGTATGTATTTCCAGATATGCTTTCCACGGTTGTGGTCTTCCCACAAAGAAATACATTCTTGATCTTTCCGCACTGGTGTCCGTTGCACCTTCGGTTAAAGATTCTAAAAATTGTTTAGCGTTAAAAATTCTAAACTTATCAGAGATAATAGCAGCCATTGTTTTTCTGTTCCGACGTTATTGTAATATGTGCCTGAGTTATTTATACGTTTATTTATACGATTGATATAGGTACTATCTCAGATCCAGACGTAATCTGATTACTACCACTATGTAAGGTACAACCAGTAAAACTGTTTACAGTCTTACCAGTGTATTTAATTACTCCAAATATAAGACCACCATTGGTGTGGTATAGATATCCTGAGTCAGGGAAATAAGTTGTACTGGTAACAACTATAGGACCACCAATAGCACCACTAGATTGTGAGATTGCCACAGGATTTTGGATTGATGGTAATCCAAGGTTAAACTTCTCACCAGACTTAGTAAAGTTTGATGTTGCTCTTTCAGTGAAATCACCAATGGTCAACGCAGGAAAATATTGAGTAAGGTCAGCAATTGTCAAGTTAGATACATCACAAGTTCCATCATCAAATGATATGTACTGCCAGTTTCCTATATTAGGACCTGCGTTTGTAGGTGCGTATGTTCCAACGTAATCAGCAGTTCCAAATTTTTCATTTCTAAGTTCAATAATTGTTCCATCACGCTTAGTAACTGTATACTTGCCGATGTTATTTTCAATTAAATCAACAGTTCCTCCACCTCGTAGAGATATAGGATCATTTATAAATGCAGTCTCTACATAAACATCCACTGCACCAGATGGTGGTGGAATCAATTCAACTTGTAATTGATTCTTAACTACCTCTAGATCAGATGGTGATGTTATTTGTCTTTGTACTTTTCTTTCAAATCCAGAATCTACAAATCCAATGTTGACCATTCTAACATCACTCTCAGATTCAATCTCTACAAGACCAGCAGATAGAACTGTTACATCTTCAATTTGTCTGAGGTAAGTTCCAGCAACCCAATCTTGTTCTGTTGTTCCTTGATATCCTCTAATAATTTGATAGAATCTATCATTAAGTTTCTTCTCATAATATATGAGTTCATCACCAATCATCAATTTACCACTAGGAGCAAACTTAGATGTATCAGCAATGTAAGCAATGACATCACCGATGAGGAAGTCAAGATCCAATAATGCAGCATTCTCAAAGTAGTTGACATTGCTGATTGCATTATTAGGAATCTCAATCTGCTGAGTCTGTGTAATTGCTTTAGAAACAGTAGAGATAGAATTTAGAGATACAATATCTTGAACCTCTGCAGAAAGCACAGTAGCATTATGTTGTGTATCAAATGCTTGGACTAGAGCTGATGGAGTAGGACGTTTAAAGTCAATTTGTAGATAATCTCTTTGTGGATCTAATCCACCTCCAATAGAAAATACCTCTATCTCATCAGGAGTTAAATCTCTTTCTAATTGTATTGATGTATCAGTTAGTTCTCCAAATGTTACACTAGAAATAGTATCAACCCCAAGAGCACCAGAGTTATCAATCTCACTGATGACAGATGTTGATGTCATTCCACCTGTCTGTACATAAGGTACAACCCCTATGTTTATTAACGATACACCAATATCTCTTTCAGTTAGAAGATCAAATCCCCTTGTTGTAATTACCTTAGGTGCTTTTGTATATCCAGAACCACCATCTAGTAAGTCAACACTAATGACTTGTCCTTTACTTACTAATACATTTGCTCTAGCACCACCACCATTACCATCTAGTGACTCAAACTTAAGTACAGGAGGTGTAAAGTATTGATATGCGGTTGGTTGTGTAAGTGGATCATAACTACGTTGGTTCCATGTTAAAGATATAACAGATCCATTCTCTATAGTTGCTACTACAGATAAACCCTCTCCTCTCGTAATTCCAGTATAAGACTCAATTGAGACTGCACTAAAAATATCATCAGAAGTTTGTTCTCCATCTCTACCGTCTTTACTTGTAGATTCTGTAGGAAGTTTTTTGATTCTTCTAAATCCGTCTTCTCCATCTACTCTTATATTGTCATCATTAGAGAGATATACAAATGGTGCTTTGTATGTCTTACCATAAGATGTTCCAGACCAATCACCATTAGCATCTCGTAATATTTTTCTACCATCACCATCTTCCTTAAAGTTAAGAAGTTCATTTGATATATCAGCATCTGCTAGTACATATGTGTTACTGTAATCACCCTTAGATGCAAATACGTAATTTAAACCAGCTTCTATACTAGGGTTTTGACATTTTAAAGTAAACTCTACATTATTTCCAGTTCTAATTGGGTTTGTAATTTCACCAATAACATTCTTAGTTCCATTTGCTCTCGCTTGCCAAACATGTATAGGATTACCGATCTTGTTACCCATCCAAGTATATCTCAAGAACTCATCCATCAATGTTTGAGAAGAACTAAATGAGAATGTTCCTTGACCAAAGTAAGTATCAGGTGCAAAATCATATATGTTTAATATCTGTCCTACATCTCTACCATAAAGATAACGCATATCAATTTGCATTTCTTTTTTAATAGAATCATGGAATGTGATGTTAGGACCTGATACTGTATACGCCTTTCCTTTTACTTGTAATACACCATCTAAAAATACATACAAACTATCTTCAGACTCAATGCTTTGAACAGTTCCATCCAATACATCGAGAATTAAGAAAGGTCCGTTTCTGACACCATCTACTAATTCATAGTCAATAGTAAGTCTCTTATAATTACCAACGCCAATTCCTGCAATTTTTTCTACTGCAGTTGGTTCACCAATAGTCTTAGCACCTAAATCTTGATCCCATATAGGAGCAACGTCAAACTTAATTACGTTAGGAATAACAGTCCTATCAATCCAGTATGCGTCTTTTAGTGGATAATTTTCTGTAAACTTAGGTCTTTGTAATACAGAGTTGATTGTAACAAATAAATCTTCATCTTCTTCTGTATTGACTTCTGTATTATCATCCCAATATAATTCAAAGTCTGTAGTTTCACCATCAATATAATCTGGTAAACTTCTTGTTACAGATTCTTCTTTGATAGTATCACTTAAATTATTGTATAAAGAATCCATCGCAGAGATTACAGTAGTGCATTCTTCTGCAGGAAGTAAAGGATCACCAAGAATATTGTAATTGGAATATGTTACTGAATTAGTCCAGTTACCAGATTTATTTTGGTTAATTGGAGTTTTTTCAACAAGTCCACGCCCTTCTGTAAGAATAGTGTTAACAATACTATGATATGTGTTTAATGTGCTTTCTACATCAGCACATGCTGGAGATAAAGAATCAACTAATACATTAGGATCTTGACCAGGTAATTGATTTCTCATTGCTTGGATCATGAGATCTCTAGCATATGCAAAAGTAGCAATAGTCTCAGTTAATTGTCCACTAATGTAATATAACTCTTCGCCATATGGATAATCATTTTTTTGGTAGTAAAGTTGTGCTGCTTCAACAATTTTGGAGTTACCACCCAACTTAAGATGATACACATATGCATCTATGATAAGACCAATATCTCTACCGCACTTAGTTGCAAGAGATCCCCAATTTAATGAGGGATATTGTGTTTGTGCCCAAGTTAAAGATTGTGATATAATATATGATCTATTGAGATCAATTAATTCTCCTGCTTTATAGAACATACCATTGTTCAACGCACTCCAACCAAATTTTGCTTGTGTTGAACCTGAGAATGAAAGAGGTACTGTGACAGTTGCACCAGGTGGCACATTATATGTACTACCAAGTGGAACTTGAATTGTGCTAGTAGGAAGAGAACCTGTACTTCCTGTGCCACTTACAGGAGTGGTTCCAGATGGTGCACCACCTCCACCACCAGAGTTTGCAAGTGCAGCATTACTTACTGTGACTTGTGTTTGACTATCAATAGATACAATTTTAGTTCCTGTTGGATATGATTTACCAGAACTTACATGTAAACCAACAGCAAGATTATCAGTGCTTGAAACTTTAATTGTATTTTGTCCTTGAATATACTCAATATTAACATCAATAAAATCCCAATTTCTAATAGCAAGTTTTGCTAACCTAGTTGCATATCCAAATATAGAAATAGATTCAGTTTTATTATTTTGAATGTAAAGGTAGTCGCTGTCGGTATTGAATATTGATGAGTAATCAATAGTTTTGATATTACCACCAAATCTAACGTCATGTTGATAAGCATCTAATATTGCTCTAATATTTGCTTCATAATCATCTTGTTTAGTTGCCCAATCTAATGAGGGATAATTTGTCTTACCATACCCAATAGTTTCATTTACGATAAACTCAACGTTTCTTTCAATCTGATTAGCAGCATCAATCCATGTTCCACCACGTTGGAATATATTTCTTATCTTCTTAAAGTATTTTGTATTGTATTGATCATCTTTAAATGTAAATACTTTTCCGTAGAAACCAACACCAGCTAGAGGTGGTTCTGAAAATACAATTTTTCCATTAGTTATTGTATAAGAAACGCCAGGTTCTTGTATAACTCCATCAAGAGTTACAATCATATTTTTCTGTTTGCCATCTGCAAGAGAAAATGCCACTCCATTTTTTAATGTATCAAATGATGTGGTTCCCTGTAATCTACCATCACTATCAAATGCACCATCAAATACTGCACCTAACGTAAATTCAAATATTTCTACTTCGTTAAAATTAAATTCACTTGTTGCTGCTGTACCAATACCTCTACGTATTCTTTGATTCTCTACTTTTTGTACAGTCTGTGTAACAGTTCTTCTTGTGTTTTCAACTGTAATTTTATTTTTATTAGGATCCCAAAGTTGTACAACAGTAAAGTGTGCTGCTTTCTGTGGATTCTCAGGCATCTCAGTTTGAGCAGTTGCCTCAACGTCTACCTGACCAAATAATTTAAAACCAGCAGGGTGTGTTGTTGCTTTAATAAGATCACGCCACTGTTCTATAGATGTTCCTGATTTTATAACATAGGAATAATCTTGATAGAAAAAACTATCTAATATTTTTTGATTTTGTACACCTAATTTTCCTTTGTCTGATTGATAGTAACCTAAGTTATCATAAAAACTAGAAATCTCTTCATCAAAAGTAGTTACAAAAATAGATTGTACGATACCAGACACTGGCATCAATGTAGATTCTATAGAAATATTTTCACGAACAATACCAGTAGTGTTTGCTACTTTAAGTAAATTAGATCCAAATCTCCATTCTACAACTGTTCCTCTAAACACTTCTGCATTATTAATTTTTTGTACTACTTGTTCACCTAATCTAAAATTACCATTGTAATCTTTTAAAGCAAGAACATAATTAGAACGGAAAGTAGAAGATACAGTTTCATCTAAGTGAAATGCACCACCATTTGATGTAATTCTTACAGTTTGTGGAACTCCTATACTATTACTTACAGCGTATGCCTCTACATCTCCTTCTATGATTACAATTTCTGGAGCATAAGTATATCCTTTGCCTGGTTTATCTACAGTAATAGAAGTAACTTTACCATCTCTTACAAGAACATTAAATTTTACATCTACACCATCAGATTTTGTAACTACAACTTTAGGATTTACATAATTAGATCCTTCATTTGTAATATTAACTCCAGTAATTATCTGTGATGCTGTATCAAATATTACAGTTGCTGCTGCTCTATAAGATTCTGTAGGATCAACACCAGTAATAACTGGAACCTTTTTGTAGTTTAATCCTAAATTTACAATTCCGACTGTATTAATCTTACCGATAGCGAACTGACCAGTAGTAGTGTAAGAA